AATAGAAGTAATACTGCTATTAATATGAATATGCATAATCCACAAATCATTTCCAGCATTAATAATGATGCCACGGATTTTGGTATTCTACCAAATACAGGTAATAGAAGTAATACTGCTATTAATATGAATATGCATAATCCACAATTCATTTCCAGCATTAATAATGATACCACTGATTTTGGTATTCTACCAAATACAGGTAATAAAAGTAATACTGCTATTAATATGAATATACAAAATCTACAATTTATTTCCAACAATAATAATGATGCCACTGATTTTGGTATTCTACCAAATACAGGTAATAGAAGTAATACTGCTATTAATATGAATATACAAAATCCACAATTTATTTCCAACAATAATAATGATGCCACTGATTTTGGTATTCTACCAAATACAGGTAATAGAAGTAATACTGCTATTAATATGGATATTATAGAAAATATAAAACATAATCCAACTGTCCCTGTTCTTAGCAATACTAACACAGATTTTGGGTTTTCATACAATATAGAAAACGTACAATTGGATTTTTTACAAAATATAAAACATAATCCAGATGTCCCTGTTCATAACTATACTAACCCTGATTTTGGTATTCTACCGAATACAGGTAATAGAAGTAATACTGCCATTAATATGAATATACAAAACCCACAAATTAATCCAAACATTAGCTATACTAACACTGATTTTGGTATTCTACCGAATACAGGTAATAGAAGTAATACTGCCATTAATATGAATATACAAAACCCACAAATTAATCCAAACATTAATAATGATGCCACTGATTTTGGTATTCTACCGAATACAGGTAATAGAAGTAATACTGCCATTAAAATGAATTATTCACAAAATATAAAACATATTATGGATAATAAAAATAGTAGCTATACTAAAGCGGATTTTGGGTTTTTATACAATGCAACCCCAGTACAATTGGATTTTTTACAAAATATAAAACATATTATAGATAATAAAAATAGTAGCAATAATACCACTGATTTTGAGTTTTTATGCAATGCAACCCCAGTACAATTGGAATTTTTACAAAATATAAAACATATTATGGGTATTCAAGATAGTAGCAATAATACCACTGATTTTGGTATTCTACCAAATACAGGTAATAGAAGTAATTCTCGAATTAATATGGATATTATGCAAAATATAAAACATATTACAGATGTTCCCGTTCATATCAATGATACCACTGATTTTGATATTATACCAAATACAAAACCCAGAATTATTCCCTTAAATATATTTCAAACATGGTATACATTAGATTTACCACCAAAAATGAAAGCAAACGTTGAACTATTAAAAAAACAAAACCCCGAATTTACGCATTATTTATATGACGACAAAATGTGTATAGATTTTATTCGGGAATATTTTGATGATTCTGTTATTTGGGCATTTGATAAATTAAAACCAGGTGCATATAAAGCTGATTTATGGAGATATTGTGTTTTATATATACACGGCGGTATTTATTTGGATATTAAAATGTATTCAGTAAATAATTTTAAATTAATTCAATTAACTGACCAAGAATATTTTCCAAAAGATAGATTTTGTAATAATATTCACGGTATTTGGCAAGGATTACTTGTATGTTTACCACATAATATTATTTTATATAAATCTATTATGTTAATTTGTCAAAACGTTAAAAATAATGTTTATGGACCGAGTGCATTATCTATTACCGGACCTCATATGATTTGTAATTTTATAAAATTATGTAATATTCAAAATTCTCCTATTAGATTTGATATTGATTATAATAGTGTTGCATCCAATAGTACCTCAATGCTATACCTTAATAATAAACTTATATTACGTAATTACGAAGAATATAGAAATGATTCCATTTTTTCTACAAACAGATCACATTATAGTTCGTTATGGACAACTGTAAATATTTATAATTATCCTATATTATTACCAAAATATACTAAAGAATTTACTAATATTATCAAAACTAAATTTAATACATTTTTTTCAGGAACACCTACTATTGTACAAGACCCTAACAATAGTAATCAATATATTGTTAATTTAAGATGGATTAATTATAAGTACAATGAAAATGGAAGCAAACATGTTATACCAAAACAATGGATTTCTTTAAATAGCCGTTTTACGGTTGATAACCTTTTTGAAAAAATATCTAATGAAATCGGTTTAACAGAAAATTATGAAATTGAAAAGAATTTTATAAGTAGAGGAATTGAAGATATACGGATTATTAAATTCAATGATAAACACTTCTATTTAGCTACCAGATTTAATCCAATATTAAAACGCCCATATGTATGTAGCAATGAATATATAATTGATGATACTGAATATAATTTAAATAAAACATATATTAATCCCATCTTCTATAATGTCAAAAAAACGATTAAAGCTGAAAAAAATTGGGCCATGTTTGAATATAAAACGAAATTATCAGTTGTTTATGATTGGTATCCTTTACAAATCGGGTGCATTAATTATAATACGCATGAACTAGATATTATTGAAACCAAAACAGATATGCCTGAATTTTTTCAAAATACAAGAGGTTCAACTGTTGGTTGTCATTTTGATAATGAAATATGGTTTGTACTTCACAAAGCACAAAATAATAGAAAATTAAAAAATCGTAATCCGATTTATAATTATCAACACTTTTTTGCGGTGTTTGATTTAAATATGAATTTAAAACGACACAGTGAACTTTTTAAGTTTGGCGACAAAATGGTTGAATTCTGTACTGGGCTTATTATGGAAGAAGAAAGATTAATACTTTCCTATAGTTTGTTAGATACTCATTCTTATGTTTCTACTTATGATTATGATACTATTTATAATTCTATTAAATGGTATAAATATTAATACATATTCAAATGTATAAATGAACACATTTGAACAAATATATAAAGACAAAGGTTGGGGGTTTGCAGATAATGAAACATTGAGCGGTGGTGGTAGTACAAAAGAAATTAATAAATACCGAAATATTTTTTTATCAGATTTTATTAATACAAATAATGTTAACAACGTATATGACATTTGCGGTGATTGTAATTGGCAATATGATTTTGTCAAAAAAGTAACTGTTAACAATTTTAAATATTATGGGTTTGATGTATCTGAATATGCATTAAATAAAGCAAAAGAAACTAATAAAAATAATTCCCTTACGTTTTCAAATAAACCAATAGACTTATGTAAAGATTTATTACAGTTTCATGATAACTCTAATTCATTAATAATAATTAAAGAAGTTATACAACATTTGCCACTTGATTTAGGAATGATGATGTTAACAAATATTAAAAAATCTGGTATTAAATACATAGCTATTACTAATCACGATGCTGAGTTATTTAATGTTAAATCAAATATAAATGTAAATATAGGTGAATTTTATCCAAATAATATGTTTATAGAACCATTTAATTTTAAAACTCCATTAAAAAATGTAAATGATATAATACACGATAAGAATGATTGGATTGGGTATGGAAACCTAATTATATTCAATATACAAGAACAAAATATATAAAATAATGTTATATAAGCGTTTTATTTAGATTCACCTCCTTACGAGTGGGAACCCGACAAAACATAATAATAATAATATACAATTATATACTATTATTATGAATTACAATGAAAGAGTTATTTTTATCTGGGTAATTTATTTGATTCAAATATAAATATTAACGATTACAACGATACTCTTACAATACAAACCCTTGGAACTACATTAAATTATGACATTGCATTAAAAAATTTATTAATAAAAACTAATAATCAAGATAAATCGTTTAAGTACTATTTTGGAGATAACGAAAGTTGTACTGATATTGCAACATTAGTAAAAAATAGATGTTCTGATAGTAATAATTCTATTATTTTAAGATGTTTTAATTTTGACAGGCATTGGGTCTATTATTACAATAGACCAAAAGATATTCCTTTCAATGAAAAACGTAACAAATTGTTTTGGAGAGGGGCTACTACTGGACAACCTAATCGAAAGGGTAATCGGTTTGATTTAGTAACCGCATGGTTTAATCAAACCGATAATATAGATATTGCATTTTCTATTATATGTCAAAATAAAACGGAATACTCAAAATATATAAGAGACATTTGTCAACCCGAAGATTTTTTGAAACATAAATATATAGTATCCACCGAAGGTAACGATAAAGACTCTGGTCTTAATTGGAAATTAAACTCAAATAGTGTTGTTTTTATGACACGCCCTCGTATAACATCATGGTTAATGGAAACTACATTAGTGCCTAATGTTCATTATATACTGTTAAAAGATGATTTTAGTGATATTCAAATAAAATTAGATTGGTGCAATAATCATACAGAAGAATGCCTACAAATAATAGATAATGCTCATAATTATATGAAGCAATTTAATAATAAAGAAACAGAAGAAAAAATAGAACAAGATGTAATTAATAAATATTTTGAACTTATTCAGGTAAAGAAAATGTAACACACAAAATTACTAATCTATTGAGCCACTACCAATTTCCAATACCAAGGCATGTCATGGACTACCTTCAATGAACCCAATTCCTCCATCTTCCGTTGCATTTCCAATGACCTACTGTTTTGTTCTTTCCAATAAAATCGCATTAATATTCTTTTATGGGTTGGATCATTTCTCAACGGAATCTCACGAATCTCGCGAATATGACCTATATTCAGTCCGTTTATCTTTTTTTTTATATAATCTATCGTTACTGATGCATCTACACGGGGGATACATAGGGGAGTCATACGATATTAGAGTCTTCTTCTTTACTATCTTTACTACTATTTATGCCATTTATTTTTTTCAATTTTCTATAGTACACCACATTATCATTATATTGTATTTATAATGATAATCTATTCACTACATGCTATTCTATATACACTTTTTACATTTTCAATAACATTTACACTCATTGTTCAGATACACTGAATCTACTCTAATAAACCTACATAGTAGGTTGCTGGCTCGAATATGTTTTTGTAGAATACATTTTTTAATATGGTTATAAACTACCATATTTTTATTGTATCAAATTGGCATTTATCAAACATGAGTTTGATTTACTTTAAAATTTACCAATTTAATACTAAACAAAATACTATAGTATCACCCCGCGATTACTATAATTGTATTTTGATGATAGCCACTAATATATGCGGTGTCGAGCCAATATGTTATACATTATCATGTTTATATTGTTTGTCTAATATGTTTAATATTACAAATCAAAATGTAACAAAAATATAATAAAATATTTAATTACTTATGACTCTATCACATACTACCCCTCCTACTCATGATATTGATGACGATGATTGTTTAGACACATCATGGATTCAACAAGAAAAACGAATTCAAGACATACAAACTAATTATTCCAGAGAACCTATGGATTCTATTTCTGGTATTTTTATTTATATCAATCAAAATAACTACATTGATAAAATTGTACGCGAAATTATACCCTTGCAAAGAGAACCTGCCAACCAATCTACCATTTCACCCGATTCTTTGCTTAAAATTATACAAACTAAAAAATTACGTACACCTATATCCAAATACAAATTCACCAATCTATTTACCAATATTGTTGACATTGAACCAGAACAAATTCAATCATTCTCACAACTTGATCATGCAAATCTTACTAATAACTCGTTCTTTAAAGAAACTTCTATTACTGATTCTATCAATATTCCTTCTTCCATATTCATCTTTCATTCCATGAATACTCTTTATTTTTTCTTCCAAGAAATACCTACTCAAAAACATAACATCACATTAAAATCTGCATTAAAACAATCTTTTTTACAAGACCATGGAGAACCTGGACCCACAAGTTCTCATAGAAGCACCAAAAAGGTACGTATTGTAGATAAAAATGATGAAAAAAATATACACAAGAAAAATACCAAACCGCGGCGAACCCGAAAACATCGCACATAATCATTATAAACAATATAAATGTTATTTTACACCATTCATTATATTACAAGCCGCTATGGATATACCCGCATATATTCATAGACCAGAGGATTTCCCGCCATTTATTAGCAATTCATCATCCTGTTATATTTCTTATTTTAGAGAACAATTTGTTTTTTTTCAATTTAATCTCACAAACAAGCATGAATTCTATGATTTTACTTCTTTATTTAATCGGTTTGTTCAGGTTCTCTCTCTCCTCAAAAAACAAATACAAAACAATCCAAAAAATCTTAAGTACATTGAAATCTTAGATAACTACTACAAGCTCATTTTATCTACAAGGGATATTTCTTACGGGAAAGGAGAACGGAAATTAACTTATCTTCTTATTACTGCATTTTATGAAGTTTATCCTACACTCGCCATTTATGCATTACATCAAATTATTCCTACTGTTTCTCACGATATTTGTCAAGATTTTTCTGCACAACAAGGTTCTCTAACTCTATGTGGTTCTTGGAAAGATGCCATTGGATTATGTGATTTCATTCGTAATTTCTCTAAACAAGGCGACCAACACGCATTAGTTGAACTGTGTATTGAACTTATTGTCAAACAAGTTATCTTTGACAATCACACTTGGAAATTTACAGAACATGCCATGGATACACGTTATATTTCTAATGTTGCTAAGTGGATTCCACGTGAAAAGAAAAAATATAGTTGGTTATTTGAA